CCGCTTCTCCTTGACTGTGTAGCCGTTAACCTTTAACTTAAGCAGATGGCTAATATTCATTCCTAGGTCTGCATACCCAGTTTGTTTTTGCGACCACTCAATATTTTCTACTGGAATAGAACCATTAATCGCATACAGCGGTTTTCTATCTAACCATTCAGCAACAAATTGCGGAACAACTGGAATCTCTGGCTGCTGCTTTTCGAGCTGGGATTCTAACTCCCTGATTTTATCCTCAGCCTTAAAAGCATATTCTTTCCACTCTTTCAGCGTTTGTGCACCTTTGGTAAACTTACTTGACAATTTTTCAAATGATACATCACGTTTAGAAAATGGGTCAATTTCTGCGTTGCTTGGTCTTTTCAATTCTTCTTCAAACTTCTTCATCTTGCACCTCCATTGATTTCTTGATATTCTGTAAATATCTCAATTGCTGCTTGGCATAACCTACTTCCTGGCAGTCATTCAAGCGCTGATTAACATCTTGTAAAACTGAAAGCGGAAAATCATATTCAGAGATCAGTGTGTTTATTTTTTCCATAACTTCATCAAGATTCATCCTGTGCCTCCTTAAAAGCATAGTCAATTGCTCTAGCTAATAACGCTCTATCTTCGCTCGTACCTTTAGCTGCATACCAGAAAACTTTTTTAGCTTGAGCTTTAGCATACTCTTGCAGTTGGTCTTCTGTATAGAGTTTTTTATCTTCAAATTCATACTCAGGAGGAGCAAACCTCTTCCCATAGTCGTTGAATTCAATCATTCTTATCCCTCTAGTGTGGGTACCAATCGCCACGTGCTCAATATCTTTTAATTCCATCATCTCTCCCCCATGCACGTCTTACAGAAAGTAACATGTCCTTTTTCTTTTGCTTCTTTGAACGGTACTTTGATACCGCAGTTTTGACAAGTCGTATAGTACACAGGTACAGGATGGACTTGGCCACAATATTTACATGCCATATATTAATCCTCTATTTTAGTGTCGTGAGAAGCACGTTCTACAAGTTTTGTAGCGTAAGATTCCATACTCCATATTTGACTTTTCAAAAGTTCTTTTGCTTTCTCATCTAAAGGTAAAGTATCAAGCGCAAACTTCGCCATTGCTATCTTTTTGCAAAGCTCAAGATACTCTGCACGTAATTCCATAATTAATGCTTTTGAATTTTTCATTTTATTATTTCTCCAAATCGGCAATGAGTGCTTGCGAGATATACTTACTCCGACTACTCATAGACTTTGCCGTCCTTGCTGCACGCTCCGATTTCTTCTATTTATTTATTATTTCAAGTGCATCTTCTACACTTCTCGCAACCCCTGCGAGCGCTCCGTTTCGTTTCATTGCGTGAATAAAATTCACTTGATCCGGTCTAACTCTTCCTGTTTCAGACTTCACTTCGATATAAAATATCTGTCCGTCTGGTCTGAATCCGTATAAATCTGAATGCCCTTTCGGTAGACCTGTATCAAACCAACGACCGTCAATCGTCTGTACTTTACCGACATTACTGCGAAATATTTTATTCCCTGCTTGAGAAACTGCAAGCATAATTTCTGATTGTATTTGATGTTCTGATTTCATGTTTTCGTATTAACGGTTACAACAGTTACAGTTAAAATGTGGATATACTGGCGTTTGTAACTATGTAACTGTTGTAACCGCACTTTTATGCTCCTTTTTATTTATATATTTATCTTTTTTATTTACTATTTCTTATATTTACTATTTACAATAGTTACAAAGTAATAAAGATATAGATAAATAAAGGGTTAATGCTTGTAACCGTTCCTGAAAAACTTTGGTTACATACGGTTACAACAGTTACAGTTTAACGAAACATTTTGTCGGTTTTTCTTTATCTTCGTTGTCCCATCGGAAACCTACATAGTAGCTAGGAACATCAGTATTTAACATAAATTCTTTAGGTCTGATTAACTTCTTCTCCCACTCGCTAGAAACATGTTTCGGAACTTCTAACTCAAACTGTCGTTTAGCTAAAGCTGTATAACCCGAATCTCTGCACCATTCTTGATAGAGCCACCACAGGAAACGAACAGGTAATACCGTTGACTTAAATTGAGGGAACCATTCATTCACAAATTCAATGATTGAATTGTTCTTCTCTTTAAATTCCTGCATCATCACCTTTGTTGCTTGGGGTTCGTCAAATCGTTCAAAATTAAGCTCAATGGCTTTTTTCAAAACGTATTGCAGTACTTCTTCACGAAAAATGTAATCATCTTTAATCGCCCAGTTATCATCTTTTGCTGAGAAAGTTTTCCTAAAAGGAATAATCAAGAAACGACGATACGTTCCGTTTGTTTTATTCCTCACCTTAGGAAGTCCGTTTGTCGATTGAATAACTGTTTTTTTATAAAACGAGACATAAGGCTGTTTGCCTTTCTCTTCCACAAACACAGGTTCACCAGTAACTACACTATTAAAGTTTGAACTGTCATCAATATAAAGACCTGCTTGAACATCATCCCCGATAATTACTGTCTTCCCTTCAATCATCGAAAGTGTGAAACGCTCAGAGAACTGATTGATTTTTAAACTTGCCACATTTTGCAAACCGACAAGATTGCTGATCAGTTGTTGTAGGGTACCTTTACCGTCATTTCCTTCACCAACAAACCAGATAGACTTGCGATAAGAATAGTTCCCATTCAGTGATGCCGATATGACTTGCCATAGTAATTTAACAAGGCTCTCGTCTCCGTTCATTAAATCAAGCAACCAGTCATCCACATTCCACCCGTCGATATTAGGTGCTTCGATATTCTCGATATACTCTGTTTCAATCGTTGAAGTGAAAATATAACGGTTAGAAAAAGGTTCAAGTTTCTTTGTTTTCTTATTGTAAATTCCGTTTTTTACAGGAACGAGATAGCGACTCGCTGTACTCTCTACATCTTTTGCCATATTCTTAAGATGGAAAATAACCTGATTTGATTTCGCTTCTGAGAAACTAGGTTCAATCCAGAAGATAACATTATGAAAGAAATCAAGACGTGTTTCATAGATGCCTTTGTCAATGTTGTAGACAGCTAAGCGATCATTAACTTTAACGATTGTCATGTGTTCCTGCATCTTCATTGCTACCGTGAGAGGTGGCACACTTTTGACATCATTTTCTTCGAGATACAACTCTCGATAATTTTTAAAATTATTTCTCAAGTCCCTCAAACTTGTGATTTCGTTTGTCGGGAATTGGACTATTTTTCTGGAAGCTTCATACTCAGCTTCCATCGCTTCGAGTTCCATTTCTTCGCCTCATCTCCTTTTTAAACATACTCTCAAAAGTTCTCTCGAATTCTTTTTCATCTAGTGGATCTGCAGTCGCATGGTTAACTTGTTTTGCTAATTGGTATACTGCGTTAAAATCAACGTTTCTAAGGAATAATCCACCTATAAATTTTGCAAGTGCGTTGTTTCTTCCTCCGTTATCTCCCAAACCATGAACAATCATTTCAAATAATTTTGCCGTTTTGCTGCTTCCTGCTGTGGTAAATGCTGAGAAATCTGAAGGACTAAAGTTATCTTTCCCCTTCATAATTTCTCTTACCAGCTCTTTTGGCGCAGTAACAATAGGCAATTGATTATCCCACTTGTATTGTCCTTTTCTTGTCATGCTTGGCGGAATAACAACATAATTATTATCATGGGCCTTGATATCAACCCCCTCAAGAAAACCGATGCGTTGTGTAATCACCATATCTTCCCGTTTCAAGAAAATATATTGTTTTCCGCCACTCGCTGTAGTTTGCGATAAGGTAGGGAGCCACCATTTCTCGTTTAATAGAGGTTCAATCGATTCATAGCCATTTACATTATTATGAACATCAACATCCACCACAACGAATTTATCACACTTCATGGCAATATTAGCTGTTGGGTTTTGTGTCCAAATAGAGATGATTTCTTCTTCTGTGAGAGGTTCTCTATCCGCGAACTCTATCAGAGGTGCTTTATCCCGAGAAACAGGAATAACTGAAATACCTAGTTTCGCATATCTGAGAGCCGTCTCCAGCATAATATTTTCCATATTTGCTCCTTTTTAGAATGGTAGATCATCATCCGCAATTTCTTGAGGTGCGCTAATACCTGGTAATGCGCTTGCTTCCATTTTTTTCACATTGAGGTTTTCATAAGTTTTGCCTTGATGTTCACTTGTTTCATTTTTTACAGTTACTTTCAATGCTTTTCCTTCAAGCATTTTCAAATAATCATCTAAACTCTTAAATTTAGTACCGTCTGGAATACCAGATTGTTTTGCAAGATTCATGATAGAACCCTGTGGATATTTACCGTCTTCTTTTTTCTGCCAAATTTTATGGAAAATCAAACTGTTTTTATGTGCTTGATCAAAGTCTGAACGAATACGCATTGGAATATCAAGGTAATCGGCACCTTTTGGAGTTGTTTTCTCCATGGAGTATTCAATTAATACTTCGTATGTTCCATCTGCGATATTTCCGAATTCTGACGCTTTTTCATAATCAATTTCAAACATTTTTGTTACCTATGTGGCTACAGCCACCCTCTCATTTTTTGTTGTTGGTATACCCAACCATTTTTGTAATTGTGTTGATTTTTAAATTCAACGAGTTCATCAACACTTTCACACATATCTGCTGTGATATATGTAGAAACTCGTTTTTTTAACTTTTTCATTTTGGCTTCAGTAATTTCTTGAAGCTCAATTTCTTTAATATTTTCTAGTTCTCGCTCAGTAAGTTCTGGTTCATGGCTACAATAAGGGCAAACACGGGACAAAGAGCTATCAAAACATCCAAAGCACTTTTCACACTGCTTTATGACAAGTTCTCCTTGTGTATTGTAGTTTTTCCTTTTTTTAGAGATACCTTGAAGAGTCCACTCGCGTTCCTCATTTGGTAGTCCATGTCGCATATAGTTTCCCACGTGATCAATAAGTATTGCTGTTTTACCCGCTTTAGGATTCAATGGCCGCATGGCAAACTGTAGAAATAAGCTCAGTGACTGGGTAGGTCTAAGCATGATACAAGTGGTAACATCAGGTAAGTCAACACCTTCTGTAAATAACTCGACATTAATTAAAACCAATATTTCTCCAGCTCTAAACTTATCCATAATCTCCTGTCGCTGTGCTTTCGGAGTTTTGCCGTGTACAACTTCAGCAAGAATACCGCTTTGGTTAAACTCTTTAGCGATACGTTCTGCTGTCGCTACGTTATGGGCGTAACATATAGCTTGCTTACCTTTAGACAATTTGTTGTAATGCTCAATCACATCACCATAGATTGCTTTCTTGAAAGCCTCATCCATAGACTTCTGAGTGAAATCACCACTTGATTTTTTAAGCTGTGAAGTATCAATAACATTTGGAGCATAATATTTAAATGGTGCAATATTGCCGTGTTCTTGAAGCCACTTGATAGATTTTCCTGTTATAAGGTCATCTGCCATATCTTCAAAACCTTGGCCATTCAAACGTATAGGTGTTCCAGTGAAGAATAGCTTCAAAGCATTCGGGAACGCTTCTAAAATCTTTTTATAGCTGTTTGCTTTAATATGATGCGCTTCATCTACCAAGATGATTTCTGGCACTGGAAGTTTATCTATCTTTCTAACCAACGATTGCACACTGCCAATCGTAACAAGGTCCATATTTACGTTGTTCGCTACAAACGTTCGAACAACTTGATCGTTAATTTCCTTGCGGTGACTGAAGAATAAAACATGATTTTTCTTATCCGTTGCACCTTTGGCAATATCTGACATGACAACTGTTTTTCCCGAACGCGGGGGACTTTGAACAATAATTGAGCGATTACCTTTACGAATAGACTGCTTGAGTTTTTCAACCAGTTCTTCTTGGTAGTCACGTAATTTCAAATAGTTCCTCCACTTTGCATCCTTTTCTGTCATCTAACCTATTTTTAGCATACACACTATTTGTTGGTTGTAAGATGAAGCCTCGCACTTCTTCGCCATCCTCAGTTGTCTTCTTAACAAGTCGTGCAACAACGTCGGTTAGTCCTAAAAAGTTATTAAGGATTTTTTCTCTGATATCAGGCATGGCTCTGTTATATATCCTGCCATTCTCATCCGTCCATTGATCAGACGTTTCCCAAGCAATGAACACTACCCGTTTGCCGAGTTGAAGCAATGCTCTTAAACTATCTAAGATAGTAAAATCAACACGTTGATAATCAGCTTGACTAGGAACTCTATGATTTTTACCATCTCTTCCTAAATTTGCTAAACATGCTCTAAATAATTCTGAAACATTATCAATCACTATATTGTCATACTCCGATGCTCCACCGTCTAATATTTCCTTAACTGTATTCAACCATTCATCCCATATTTTATGAGTGTCAATATCTGCAATATCAATATTTTCAATTCCTTTTAATACCTTTGCGGATTTGTCAATATTAATAACTAATGTCTTTCCAGGTAAATATTTGGTTGTTGAAGTCTTTCCAAAACCGGGATTACCATAAATGAGATAGCAGGCATCATTTTCTACAATTTCTGTAGCTTTAGTTATTTTCATATCTAAAACCTCAAACTTTCTGATTGTTGCAACTCAACCCCTTCAATAACTGCTCCATTCTTCAAATCTTCAAGCATTTGTTTCTTATCCAGCTTTGGTGGTTGAGGAATAAAGTAGTTATCATAGAATTCGTTCTTCATGAATTGCTCTTCATTGTCAAATGTTAAAGATTTGGTGTTCTTTTGAATGCGAATATTGAACGGTGCACTTTGAATTTTTCTTAATCCAACTGCATACATACTACTTTGTAAATAGTCTTTTAGACCTTGTTTCTTTTTAACTACTGCTTTTTTCTTGTCTTGAAGTCGTTTGATTTCAGCAGCCAAGGCTACTTCATCAGCTTCAAGGTTTTTTACAACATAGCCTATATTTACGGCTTTGTCTTTAATTTCTCCTTCGATACTTTCTAAAGTATCTGCCCACGTTTCGGCATCCAAGTCTTCCATATCATAGACTTGTTGCCAATCTGCGGTTAAATCGTATAAACTCATGTATACCTACTTTCTTTTTGATATAATTTCCTTATGAAAAATAAAGAATTAAAGAATGAATTAACAAAATTAATTGATGAAATTGATAATTGGGAAGCAGACATGGAAATTCAAGGAAGACAATTTATACCCGCTTTCATATATTTAAATATTTCAATTGAAACTTTAAAGCAACTTCGCGCAAGGGGATTGGCTACATACACCGTAAATTACGAGCAATTTGGCGGAGAGGTTGATACAGTTTCTATCACTTCCAAAGGCTACACTTACATTGAGGATGAAAAATCCGAGCGGAATAAGTGGTTAATTCGGACTGTTGTCGTTGGCGCCATCACTTCAATCATCGTTTCAGGATTTACAACTTTAATAGTCCAGTGGTTAACACAGCGATAATTATTCCAATAATTATCGAAGTTTCCATGATTACTAAAAACTTTAACCATTGAATTTCTTTTTCAAGTTTTATTTTTTTGAAAAAAAGTGCTGAATTTCTATTTTTTAAATGCTCATTAGCAATTTTTAAATATTTAATTTGCTTCTCCATCCTTTTCTTTCTCCTCTTGTGCTATACTATGAGTAGAATCTGTCCAAAGATTTCTACTCGCTCCTAGTTGCTGCTAGGGGCTTTTTTGTTTTCCATAACTTGACGTGTCAACTCATTGATAACAAGTTGATTTTCTTCATTCTTACGGTCAAAGAATTTATGGAGCTCTTCAGTATATTCTTTCCACTCTTCCCATCCATTTTTTAAATACTCAACTTCTTTTCTTAAAAATTCATTTTCTTTTTCAAGCTCTTTTTCTCGAGCTGATTTTATTCCAAACATTTTTACTCTCCTATTCTTTTACTTGAATAATTCCCAATTTAATCCCACCCATTTCACAAATGGATCACGTGGATACCTTGTTTCTGTTCCAATTTTTACTTTAGGTAGTCCAGGACAGTGTGCAATATTGTCATCAAACCATGGAATACTTACACCAACAATTTCTGTAGCTTCTTGTTTGTATAAGAACAATGGATAATCTAAATCGCTTTTTGATTTTCGTTCTGCCATTTTCTTTTCCTTTCTAATTGATATCCCAATACTCAATCAAGAAAGCAATAAACCACTTAATTGATTGAGTATATTTTCGTTTTCCGCTTAGCACAGCACTAATATCTTGCTTGGCAAACTTATAAGGAGGATTTTTAATATTTTCATAAGCCCAAATCACATCCTTATTACTCTTACCCTGTGTTTCCATGAACTCCACGATTTTTAGTCGTTGTGAATCATAGCTTTGTTCTACTTCTGACATTTTGTCCTCCTAATATCCCAACTCTTTAGCAATTCGCTTTTTGTAGTTTTTTAAAATAACTTGTTTCAATTCCAAATAAGTTTGACAAACATCATTATATTGTTGCGGTTTTACTTGAGTATTATTTTTATATCCGTAAATACCAAGAACTAAAGAACGAATTTCATTATGCATACTAGACGCATATACTGGGTAACTTTTAGGAAAGTGGTTTTTGTTATCTTGATAGATTCCGTGTTTGTCAATTTCCAAGATAGAACCGAATGCATCAAAATGTGGAATCTGAACTTCTGGAAACATTGAATTGATTTCTTCAAAGTCACTTTCTCGAACTTTTACTTTGTTAAAAATAGTATTTGGGTTTTTAACCTCTGCTACTTCAATTACAGAATTCTTAATTTGTAAAAGAACTGCATTTAAATCGGCATTGCTATTAATGTTATCTACATCAATTTCAAATTTCATTTTTACCTACTTTCTGCCTAACGGCGTTTTATTTTCTAAAGTTAGATAAAAAGTTAGATTTTTTGTAGTTCGTCCTTGACACAAACTATCAAAAAGCGTACAATATAAGCATAATGAAAATACTTAATCTAACGTATATAACCGCCTGCAAGCTTGTTAATTAACGTTTTGTGTTAAGGTGTTTTTCTAACTTATTTTCTAACTATTTATCTTACAAATATAATAATACAACTTTTAAATAGTTTTGTCAACAGCAAAACTTACTTTTTAGTAGTTTTTATTTGTAAGAAACTATGAAAGGGTTGATATGACTATCTTAGACCGTATTAAAGAACTATCAAAAAGTCGTGATAAAACCGTTAAAGAAGTTGCGATTGAATTGGGGCTTGGAGAAAATTATCTTTATTCACTAAAAAATAAAATTCCAAACGGGCAAACCTTACAAAAATTAGCAGACTACTTTCACGTTTCAGTTGACTATCTATTAGGTCGTGAAGACATCCCTGGGGATGAGTTGGACGAAATAATGAATGCTTATGGCTTCTCCGATAGCTTAAAACAATCTATAAAAAGCACTGAAAATTACTCCGGCAAGCCATTAACTGAAGAAAACTATAAGGCAATGGCTGACTTAGTTAATATGTATCTTCAATCAGTAAAAGCGGAAAATCAAGATAAATAAGGAGCTTCCATGGGAGACAATGGATTAGATATTGATGAATATCTTATAGAAAATAACATCCCTATTATTTGGGCACCAGTTGATTATTTCGAGCGAGGTAGTTATATACCAATATGTGATGAATTTCCTAACGGTGCAATCATTGTTAGATTAGGTATGACTTCTCACGAAACTAGATATACAAAAATTCATGAGACAACACATATCTCAGAAGGTGCACAGATACTAGAATTAAATTTTTCATCCAAGCACTCTAAGAATGAATTTATAGCTAATAGCGCAATAATTCGGGAAGAGGTTCCACGATTTATAGAAGAAAATGAAAACTGCTTAGAATATGCGACTGCTGCTAGATTATGTGAACGTTTATCGCTTGACTACGATACCTATTATGATATTGCTAAAGAAGAGATAGAAGATTATGTTGGTAAGAATTATGGTGTCTATCCCCATTTTAGATTATGGGGCTGGTAATATATAAACTACGTGCGCTAACCACGTTAAAAGGGTAAGGAGAAATTTTTAATGAAGAATAGCGAAAAGAAAGTTTTACCGATTATTGCACTTGTTATTGGTATTTTAGCACTGATACTCTCATGGGTACCTATTGTCAATAACTTCGCTGCAGTTCTAGCTGTAATTGCTATCGTATTAGGAGTGATTGCAATTATTGTTAATCGTAAAAACAAGAAGACTTTGAGTATTGTTGGTACAGTAATTTCAGTGCTGGCTATTGTTATAGTTTTAGCGACTCAATCAATGTATTCAAGTGCAATTGATGGAGCAAGCAAAGCTGTTAGCACATCAATGTCAAGTTCACAAAAAGAAGCTGATGATAAATTTAAGTGGACTAAAGCTGAATACGATGCACTTGTTTCTGGTGATACAATGACAGGAGCTGGTGGATCAAATTATGATACATTGGAAGCAAAATATGGTAAACCTTCTAATTCATCAGAATCTACATCTGGAGACTATACAATTAAAAATGTTTCATGGGATAATATGGGAGCAAAAAACTACAAATCTGTAAGTTTAACTTTCACAAAGCAAGCTGATGGATCTTGGTTACTCTCAAATAAAATGCAATCTGGTTTAGAATAAACAAAAAAATCCGCCCTTAACTTTGGACGGCTAGGACGGATTAAAACAAGTGAGCATAGAAAAATCACGATAAACGTGAAGTTTTCTTGTACTCTATTTTACAGAAAAAAGGAGTAGAAATCAAATGTGGATAGAAGAATTAGACAACGGTAAATATAAATATTTTGAGAGATATCGTGATCCCTTAACTGAAAAGCTCAAAAAGGTATCTGTTACTCTCGATAAAAACACTTCAAGAGCACAAAAAGTTGCCCAGACTGAACTTACCAATAAAATAAATACAAAACTATCAGAGACTCCTGGAGAAAAGCAAACTCTTGAAATGATATATAAAGAGTGGATGGTAAAATACTCAAAAACTAGTAAAGCATCAACTGTACGCCATATTCAAAGTCAATGGAAAAATTCTGATAACCGTATCGTTAAGACCGCACTGATTGGAAATATCACAAGCGGTACTATCCAGAAATGGATTGATAAGATTTATTACGAGGAAGACTTGTCTTTTAGTACCGCCGACGGATATAAAACCATGCTCTCAAATATTTTTAGATATGCCAAGATGAGGGGCTATATTTCTTCTAATCCTGTAAGTGATGTAAGAATTGATAAGAAAAAGACTGATAAAACAGAGAATGTAGAAGAAAAATACTTAGAACATGATGAATTAGATGCCGTTATAAAAAGGCTCACAAATAATAAGAGGTCAAAACGCTATGGACAAATCGCTGAGTTTTTATCACTCACTGGATTACGATATGGCGAACTTATCGCTTTAAAATATAATGATTATGATGGGAAAAATGTTCACATTACAAAGACTTTAGATTATACGATTAAAAAAAATAAGCCAGTAGCTACTGAGCCTAAAAATGAATATTCCAGAAGGACCGTGTCACTTCCAGATCGTGCCATAGAAATTATTGAAGAAATCACCCTTGAAAATTCTTTGATGAAGCAGACTTCTAAATTTTATCAAGATGAAGATTATATCTTCACTACAATGTTTGGAACCCCAATTTATATAGGAAATATAAATGATTCATTAAGACATGTCAAAAGTTATCTAAAGCTAAATAAAAAACTTTCCACTCACACTTTTAGACATACCCATATATCACAGCTTGCAGAACTTAATCTACCTCTAAAAAGTATCATGGAACGAGTTGGCCACCATAGCCCAAATACAACTCTAAAAATATATACCCACGTAACAAAGCAAATGAAGTCAGATTTAATCGATCAATTGAACAAAAAAATAAGCGGAGCTTGA